TGCCCAAGCCCTGCCATGTGCAGGGCTTTATTGCGCCCGCTATGTAAGTAAGCGCTTACTTTGACGACCCGTGTAAGTGGGCGCTTACTAACTTTTGACGACGACCCAGCAAGGCCGGGGGAGTAGGCACCCCAACGAACGCATAAACTTTTACCCGACCCCCCCACCTATTTCTGCCAAATTTCAACCTCTAAATTAGCGGTAAAAAGTGTCACACTTGTCAAGGGTAAAAATACCTGCTAAAGTGCCGCGCATGGACCAGCCTGAACAAGACACTCAGACATTCGAGCTTATCACTAAGCAGATTCGCCCTGACAGTGACAAGCCCGCAAGGCTCCCCTTCTCGAAGAAGACCGATGGCTTCAGCCGTAATGATGTTGTCAATGCTTTTCAGGATGCGTTCAGGATGATTGGCGGCGTGCAGCGCATGGCCCTGTGGGCTAACGCCAACCCCGACAAGTTCTACCCCCTGTATACCAAGCTGCTGCCAAGCACGGCCATACAGATAGGGGACAACGCACAAGTCGTCATCCAGCACGCCATTCCCCCTTCCGCACTAGACGAGCATCCCGAGTGATAGTAAAGTCGCTCTATCAGGAAAGAGCGTACTTCCACGCATTCCACCGCCGGAAGCAACGCTGGGCCATACTGGTAGCTCACCGCCGCGCAGGGAAGACCGTCAGCGTGATTAACGACCTGATAGAGAAGGCCAGCTACAACACTCGGCAGGACCCACGCTATGCGTACATCGCCCCCCTGTTGCGCCAAGCCAAGGACATTGCTTGGCAGTACCTTAAAAACGCCGCCGCCCCGTACCAGCCCCGTATCAACGAAAGTGGCCTGTGGGTGGAGCTATCTATACTACCCAACAAGCCACGAATTACGCTATATGGTGCCGATAATCCTGACAGTTTCCGTGGACTCTACTTGGATGGTTGCGCCCTAGACGAGTTTGGGAATATGAAGGCCTCCGTGTGGAAGGAGGTACTACTCCCCGCACTGATTGACCGCCGTGGGTGGGCCGTGTTTATGGGCACCCCCAACGGGCCGAACCACTTTAGGGACACTTTTTACGCTGCGCAGCAGGACCCTGACTGGTTTGTGGAGTTTTTGCCCCATACTAAGACAAACATACTCCGCGCTGATGATATTGCGGCCATGAAGAAGATTATGGACGAGGAGCAGTTCGCCCAAGAGATGCTCTGCTCATTCGAAGCCAGCGTGCGCGGTGCTATCTACGCCCGCCAGATGGAGACGATGGAGGAGGAGGGCCGCATAGGTGACTTCCCCCTTGACCACACCAGCCCCACGGACGTCATAATGGACCTCGGGTGGAGGGACGACTCTACAATCGGCTTCGTACAACGCAGGCCCAGCGCACTACTCATGGGCCACGCCTACCACGACAACCTGCGACCCATCAAGCACTACATCGAGTATATTCAGGACTATTGGTCCACCAACCGACTCAAGCCGGGACAGATTTGGCTACCCCACGACGCTAGAGCCAAGTCTCTGCAGACAGGCAAGTCAATTATAGAGAACTTTAGAGACGCCAAGCTGCGTCCAAAAATCGTTCCAAGCCTAGACCTGCTAGACGGCATTGCCGCAGCGCGTAAAACATTCCCTATCTGGTACTTCAACAAGCCAGCCACGCAGGACCTCGTCCTAGCACTGAAGTCCTACCACCGTGCGTACGACGAGGATAGGAAGATTTTTAGCGACGAACCCGTACACGACTGGTCCAGCCACTACGCCGATATGTTCCGGTACGCTAACATAGTCCAAAATCCGGACGGTACCCCGCAGCAACGGCCTGACATTAACAAAGTGCTTGCCACCGCCATGCCCACGGGTGTACATTACGGCTTTGCGCTGGACGACCTGTGGGACCTCCGAGGCGCTGGCCCATCTCAAGGAAGACCCTATGGCTGATTACGACGATAAAACACAAGCCCCCTACAGCCAGAAGTGGTGGGTGCAGCTATTGGACGAGGTTGAGAAGGAGATGGACAAGAAGTGGCGCGACAGTGGCGATCGCATAGTCGCTAGGTACCTTGATGACCGTTCTGGCGACCAAGTAACGATGGCTATTAGCGAAAACGCTGCCCGCTACAACATTTTCTGGGCCAACGTGCAGATTATGAAAAGCGCCCTGTACGCTACCCCGCCAAAACCTGGAGTTACGCGGCAGAATGGCGACAGCAAGGACGATGTAGCCCGCACTGCTGCCCTCATGCTGGAGCGCATGTTGACTATCGACGTCAACAAGGACACTAGCGAGATGCACGCCGCCTTCAAGCACGGTGTGGAGGACAGGCTGATTCCAGGCATGGGCCAAGTCTGGCTGCGGTACGACGTTGAGACCGCCGTGCGCGAGGTACAGCCCGCCACTTCAGAGACTTACGACCCCATGACAGGTATGATCACCCCTGCACAGCCCGCCATCAGCAAGGAGGTTATTGTCAAGGAGTCCGCCCCGTGCGACTACGTCCACTGGCGGGACTTTCTGTGGTCACCTGCACGCACTTGGGAGGAGGTGTGGTGGGTGGCCCGCCGAGTGTGGATGAAGAAGAAAGCCTTCATAACTCGCTTCGGCCAAGAGAAGTACGACGAACTGAAGGGGAACTACGAGACTGACCGCAAGAAGGGCCTAGGCAACGACTTGCCCAAGGGCTTTGCCAAGGGTCGCGTGGAGGTGTTTGAGTGCTGGTGTGAGGACACCAACAAGGCCTACTTTATCAACCGCCATTGCGACAATGTGCTGGAGGAGGTTGATGACCCGTTGAAGTTAGATGACTTCTTCCCCTGCCCCAAGCCGCTCTTTGCCACCCACACAACGTCTAACCTGTACCCACGGGCTGACTTTACCATGTGCCAAGACCAGTACATGGAGCTTGACATCCTCAACGACCGGATAACGACCCTTACACGGGCCTTACGAGTAGTCGGCGTGTACGATAAGCAGCAAGCCGAGCTCAGCAAGCTGCTCACGGGGCCGGAGTTTGCGATGGTGCCCGTTGATAATTGGAGCATGCTGGCCGAAAAGGGCGGGTTGAAGAACAGTGTGGACTGGTTCCCCGTAGAGCAGGTTGCCGCTGTGCTGGAGAAGCTGATGGTGCAGCGCCAAGCCGTGATTGGTCAAATCTACGAACTCACTAGCATCAGTGACATCATGCGCGGGGCCAGCAACGCCCGTGAGACTGCCAAGGCCCAGACGCTCAAAGCGCAGTATTCCAGCGTGCGCCTGCAACTCACGCAGCAGGACGTAGCCCGCTGGGTGACGCACGCCATGCGCATCAAGAGCGAGATTATTGGCAGACACTTCCAGCCCAGCACAATCATCGCCCAGAGCCAGATCGAGATGACGGACAGCGCCAAGTACGCTCAGGCGGCGGTAGAGCTGATCAAGAACTTTGACGCGGCTGAGTACCGCATTGAGGTGGGTGAGGAGACCCTGAGCATTGCGGACTACACCGCAGAACGTGAACAGCGCACTGAGTACCTCACGGCGGTGGGCCAGTTCCTGAGCCAAGCAGGCCAGATTGTACAGGGCAACGCAGACGCCATGCCGTTCCTGTTGAAGATGGTCCAGTGGGTCACAGCTAGCTTCCGCAGCAGCAGCGACATTGAAACGGTGCTTGACGAGGCCATTGCCCAAGCCAGCCAGCCCAAGCCGCAGCAAGACCCCGCCGCCGCTGAGATGGCGAAGGAGCAGGCTAGGGCCGCTGGACAAGCTCAGCTCGAACAGACTAAGAGTCAATTCACCATGCAGCTTGAGGGGGCCAAGTCCCAGGCGCAGGCCCAGCTTGTTGATGTGCAGGAGCAGAACAAGATGGCAATTGTACAGATGCAAACAGAGTCAGCAGAGCGGATTGCCGCCATGAACAATGAGGCTAAGATGATGGTAGAGCAGTTGAAGGCCGAGCTTACCCAAGGCATCAACGACGCAAAACTTTCCAGTGAGCAAGGCAAGCAGCAGATGACCCTGATGCTTGAACGCATGCGTACCGTACAGGACGCCTTGATGAAGGGCCGTGACCACCAGAACTCTATGGAGCTTGCTGAGTTTGACGCAGCCAACCAGCCTGAGTCAGAGGAGTCAGAGGAGCCTGAAGAGAAGGGTCCGGACAAGGACGCTATGCTGATAGAGGTGCTGGGCAAGTTGGCAGATTCTATTGGCAAGCCCCGCACCAAGCGAGTCAAGAGCCGTGACGCAGCGGGTAACATCATGGAAGTTGAGGAGTCCTAATGGCTGATAATTTTGTAGCGAATCCGGGGAGTGGCGGCGACACATTTGCTGCTGATGACGTTGCTGGCGTCAAGTACCCATATAGTAAGATTGACATTGGCGCTGACGGTGTATCTAGCCCCGTCACTGCGATTAACCCTCTGCCGGTTTTTACAAATGACCGGACTGCATCAGGAACGCTGACCACCGTTGGCACTACGGTTGACTTTAACTGCGAAGGATACTCGACAGCAAGTTTAGTGCTGAGCGGGACGCAAACCAATGCGCGAACTTACGAAGTTTATGTTTCGCAAGAGGGGACGTATTGGGCGTTTGTCAATATATTTGACAGTCTTGGTTTTCCTTACTCAACCATCAAAGATGTGTCCAGCGATGACAACTTAACCCAAGTTGCTGGTTTTACCATTCCTCATATTCTTGGCGTTACAGGGTTTCAATTTGTCCGAGTTATCCGCGCAGCCGGTGGTGCAGACAATTCAGCGGTTACGGTAAGCATCAGACTCAACAGCCAAGCTGGTTCTGTTGTAACCCTGAGTGGCGTTGCTAAAGTTGAAGCCAATGGTAATTTTCCTGTTACAGGCCCACTAACTGATACGGAATTACGCGCTACTGATGTACCTGTAAAGGTATCAAGTTTTAAGTACCCAATTAGTACAGGCAACAGCAGCACAACGCAGCTTGCGGCGGGTGCATCTTTTACAGGTGCTATTGAGACAGCGCAAGATCAGCCTAGTATGTCAATACTGATGACAAGCGACCAGCCAATGACGGTGACGATTCGCCAGTTCATCGACATTGCAGGGACATTTGCAGCGCCAGACATTGTTTTGTATGTGCCAGCAGGACAGGGTCTAGCTCGTTCACTGACTATCAACGGCAACTACCTACGGGTTATCGCACGAAACAACGGTGTTGCTACCACCACCACGTTTAACTTAAATGTGGCCTATGGCGTTCTAAATGACGCAGATGGCACAGGTGTGATGCCAGTGGTTGAGTTGCCTCTAATTCTGATTGGTCAAGCCACACAGACCGCAGTAGTCAACAACATTCTGAATCCGACTGCTGGTGCTACTGCATTGGGTGTTTCTGGGTATCGTGCAGCCTCTATTCAAGTTGTAGGTTTCGGTACAACGGTTACGGGCGGCACGTTCATATTTGAGCAGTCGAATGATGGCGTGAATTGGGCGGCTCTGCCTTTGTTTAATGCTGCATTGGTGACTGCCGTACCTATCACTGCGGCTATCACAGCGACACTTAGCTCAATTGTCTACACTGTCCCAATACGCTGTAATTTTTTGCGTCTGCGTATAGCAACCACAATCACGGGCACCGGAACTTTCGGCATACAAGCATTTAGTCGCCTAAGTACAGAACCTTGGACACCTACCGCAACATTAGTTGCAAGTAACAGTGCAGCAAACAACTTAACGCAAGTGTCGGGCAGTGTCACCGCCACTGGCGTTGCTGGTGCTGCTGCCCAAGGTGCGACCGCCTCAGGTAATCCTGTACTCGGTGGTGCGGTTGCTAAAACAGCCCAGCCTACAGCCCGTACAGACGGTCAGATCGTTACTCCTTTGTATAGTAAGGTTGGGCATCAAATTGTCATGATTGGTCAGGTTCGTGACCTTAATGACACTATTGCGCCAATCACACTGTCCACAACTGCAGAGACTACACTTGTTGCTGCCGTAGCTGCTGTGTTTACCGACATCTACAGCATTACAATTGCCAACACTTCGGCAACAGGTGTTCGGGTAGACTTCAGGACTGTAGCTGCGGGTGCAATTGTTGAAAGTGTGTGGATACCTGCAACTACAACGCTGCAACTTAATCCCTATGTGCCATACAAGCAAGCAACCGTAAACACGGCATGGACTGCTCAGTTGTCTGCAGCAGTTACTGACGTTCGTATTTCTGCTAGGGTTGTGCGGAATATCTAAATGTGGATTCACTTACTTACTCTAGGGCTCATTGACGGAGCAAGCGGAGCAACGCCGCCAGAGCCGCCTGTAGTACAGAACTCGGGTGGGTGGGTAGAGTACCGCAAGCCACCCAAGAAAAAGATCGAGCCTGCGTCGGAGCCGGAACTACTGGCTACAGGCGCTCCGGCTGAGGTGGTGGTTGCCAAGGCGCAGCCCCAGCGCATCGCCGTACCGCCGCCCGCCGTGGACAAGCAGGCCGTAGCCGCTGTGTCAGCCGCTGTGCAGCTTGTACGCCAAGCCGCCGAGCAGTACAATGCCACAATCCAGCGACAACGACGAGAAGAGGAAGAGCTGATGCTCATGTTCTAATATGCCAACTTACGATTATAAGTGCGCCAAGTGCGACAGCGAACAATCCGTGTTCCAGAGCATTGCCAGCTACTCTACAGCGCCCCGCCGCCCACAGTGCTGCGAGACCACCATGGAGCGCAAGCTGTCCGTAGTGCCTGCCAGTGCAGGGGCCTACGCTCTAGCAGGGGACCGCCATTATGAAGGCATGCGGGCCACTGACGGTACTGACATTGGTAGCCGCACTAAACACCGCGAATACATGAAGCGCAACAACCTCACTACGGTTGATGACTTCTCAAAGACTTGGAGTAGGGCCGCTGAGGAGCGTCAAGCCTTCCGCAGCGGTACACACCAAGACACAAGCCTGAAGCAAGACATTGCCCAAGCCATTCAAACTAAAACAGCATAGAAGGACATACCATGAGCGATATTGCAGATGACATCCGCAGTGCGATGGCGGAGACCAGCACGCCGGAATCTACCACTCCAGAGCCAGTAACGATTGACGTACCTAGCCGCGAGGTGCCTGACACAGCCCCCCCAGCTACGGACCGCCAGTCTACCGCAGAGGGTCGTGACGCAAGCGGACGCTTTGCCCCCAAGACACCGTCCAAAGATAACGAACAGGTACCTCCGGATGAGCAATCGACAACGCAAGGGGTAGCCAAGAATGGCGAAGTACAAGCGGTTCAAAATCAACAAGCTCAAGCGCCGACTGCGAAGGCTCCGGTCTCGTGGAAGCCTGAAGCTCGTGAGGAGTGGGCCAAGGCTCCACCAGCCATCCAGCAAGAAGCCCTGCGCCGTGAGCGTGAGATTAACGACACTTTGCGCACTACTGCGGAGGCTAGGCACTTCCATCAGCAGTTTCAGCAAATCACTGCTCCGGTAGAGCAGTTCCTGCGGGCTGAGAACACCAGCCCCATGCAGGCGTTCCAGAACCTGATGCAGACAGCCGTGGTGCTGCGCACGGGCACCCCCCAGCAGAAGGCCATGCTCGCTGTGGAGATTATCACTCAGCACGGCATCGACGTTGAGCAATTGGACAATTTATTGTCAGCCCGCTACACTGGCAAGCAGGCCGCGCCAGCCCCACACAATGACATTGTGGCCCTGCTAGACCAGCGACTTGCACCATTCCAGCAATACCTACAAACCCAGCAGCAGCAGGCTCAGCAAGTGCAACAGCGTGAGATGCAGACGCTACAGGAAGAGACCAGCAACTTCCTCAACGATCCCAAGTACGAGTTCGCCAATGACCTTGCAGACGACATTGCCGATATCTTGGAAATGTCCGCCAACCGAGGCCAAAAAATAAGTTTGCACGACGCATATAACCGCGCTACAATGCTGCATCCGACGATCTCAGAGATTATTCAGCGCCGGAAGACAGGACAGAGTGCTGCCAACGAAAGTGAAGCAGCATTGAGAGCAAGACGCGCAGCGGCCAGCATCACGGATAACGGGGCACCCTCGCGAGACAGTGAAAACGATGATAGTGACGATATTAGATCAGCCATCGCGGCATCTATGCGCAGCTTGACTCGTAGGTAGTAGTTAAGACTAACTTTCTCAAAAGGAGCCCTAAATGGCATTCGCAAACGCAAGTATCAGCGATATTCTCGCTACGACCATTGAAAAACGGTCGAAAAAGATTCGTGACAACGTCACGAAAAACAACGGCCTTTTGGCCTACATCAACGCCAAAGGCGGTGTCCGCGAGTTCAGCGGCGGCTCTTCTATCATGGAAGAGATTAGCTTTGCTGAGAACGCCAATGCTGGCTGGTATTCTGGCTACGACTTGCTGCCCGTATCGGCACAAGACGTTATCAGTGCTGCCAGCTTCGACATCCGTCAAGCTGCGGTACCTGTGGTTATCTCTGGCTTGGACATGCTGCGCAACGCAGGCCCCGAGCAGATGATTGACCTGATGGAAGCCCGCATGAAGGTGGCTGAATCCACGATGGCAAACTTGATTTCCCAAGCTCTGTACTCTGACGGTACTGGCGCAGGCGGCAAGCAGCTTATCGGGTTGGACTTGGCTGTACCCGTCACACCCTCCACTGGCACCTACGGCGGCATTGACCGTGCAGCGTGGGCCTTCTGGCGCAGCCAGCGGAGCAACATTGCTTCCGTCAGCACGACCACCGTACAGCCAGCCATGAACGCAATGTGGGCATCTACACAGCGCGGCATGGACCGCCCTAACCTGCTGCTGCTGGACACTCTCTGGTGGACACAGTACATGGGCAGCTTGCAGGCTCTGCAACGCTTTGCTTCTGCTGACTCGGCAAATCTGGGCTTCCCCACCATCAAGTTCATGGACGCTGACGTTGTTCTAGACGGTGGTATCGGCGGCTTTGCTGGCGCTCGTACTTGCTTCTTCTTGAATACCAAGTACCTGCACTATCGTCCGCACTCTGCTCGCAACATGGTTCCGCTCGCTCCAAACAAGCGTTACGCAACCAACCAAGACGCAGAAGTTCAAATCTTGGCCTTCGCTGGTAACATGACCTGTTCCGGCGCACAGTTCCAAGGTCGTCTGTCCGCCACTGCTTAAGGAGCAATATAACATGTCATATTATTTCGTTGACCCAGTTGCGGGCTATCCCAACCTTGAGCAAGTGGTCGCTGCTCCTACTAACCTTAAGGACTTGCCCATTGTTCCAGGTTTTATCGCTTCGGTGATCAGTCCTGTCTTTGGTCCCGGCGAAGCTGTGTTTGCCCGTGCTGGCGCGGGCATCCGCTTGGGCGGCTTGTGCATGTTCTTAGCTGTGTATGACACAACTAACCAGACGTACACACAGAACGTTATTGAGGTTACTGACACTACTCTGTTGGGACGCCCCGCTTGCGTGTATATGGGCAACACTGCACTGACTACCGGTCAGTACGGCTGGTTTATGATCGCAGGTATTGCCCCAATTAACTGCGCCGCGTCGGTGGCTATTAGCACTGCGCTAGGTATCGGTGGTGCGGGACAGGGTGGCACTAACTCCGCAGGTAAGCGCCTTCTGGGCTCCAATGTGGTGGCTGCGGCTACTGCTACGGTAGCCAAGGCGGGTACTGGTGTGAGTGGTGATAACCAGATCTTCTTTGCATCTGGTACACAAGGTATGTTTGCAGGTCAGTACGCATCGGGTACAGGCGTGGGATCAAGTGCCATTGTGTCTGCTGTGTTCCCAGATCGTGTAACTGTTACAGTCGTTAACTCTGCTGCCATTGCTGGTACAGTGACTATGACCAACAACAACAGCACGATCTTCTACAACACGGTACAGATGAATCGGCCAACATTCCAAGGTCCAATCACTTAATGTGACTTCTGCAGAGGGGGCCATAGCGCCCCCTCTTTTCCATCAACTAAAATAGGATCTAATATGGAAACACTTGAGTACAACCACGCAGACTTTAACGCAGCGCAAGCTGAGCAAGACCGCGCTCTGTTGGTTAAATTCTTCTCCACACCTTTGAAAAACGAAGAGAAAAGCCTTGTAGAGGGTCGTCCCATCTTTGATGATGTGGACATGATTGAGATTCGTGTACGTGGCACCAAGGACAACATCGTACAGCGGCCCGTGCGCTCTGACGACAAGCAACGCTTCCGCGAAGCGTGGCGTGCTCACAGCGAAGGCGAGAAGGCTGTACAGTCCGGTACTCCGCTGGCACAGTGGCCCATCATGTCAAGTAGCCAAGTGGAAGAAATGAAGTACCTTGGCTTTGTCACCGTGGAGCAGATTGCTAACGCCAACGACAGTGTGGTTGCCAATATCAGCGGCCTGCAAGGGCTGAAGAACAAAGCCAAAGCATTTATCGAATTCAGCAAGGGTGCAGCCCCCATTGAGCAGCTACAGAACAAGCTGGAAGCTTCTACTAATGAGGTGGAAACGCTGCGCCGCCAACTGGCTGAAAATCAACAGGCCCTAGCTGCTTTGACCGCCCGCATGGACAAGGAAGAAACAGCGAAGGTCGCACCTCGGTCTGAGCTCCCTAAGAAGTAAAAAGGACACCCCGTGGCAACCTTTAACAGACTGATTACATTTAGTACAGCGGTTTCGGATGTCATGGGCTCTCTAGGGCTCATACCTCCTGCGGACATGGTCGGAAGTCAAGACAAGACTGCTATACAACTTCGCTACCTTGCCAACAGGGTGGGGCTGGAGTTGATTAACGAGAATGCTTGGCAAGTGCTGGGCAAAGAGTTTACTATCATCACTGATGGTGTAACCGTTACGTACGACTTGCCAGTGGACTTTGACCACTTCTACCAAGACGCAGCGTGGAACCGCACTAACTGCATGCCAGCGGTCGGTAGTTTGACGACCCAAGAATGGGCGCAGATTACTGCCCGCAACCTTGGGGGTACGACATTCGCGTGGCTATACACCATCATGAACGATCAAATAACGTTCTTCGATGTGGGCACCACTCCACAGACCATTGTACTGCCATATGTCAGCCGTGGCTGGGTACGTACCGCAGCCAATGTATTGACTGATCAACTTACGGTAAATGATGACACTATTTTGTTTGACCCTGCACTATTCAAGGCAGCACTGAAACTGGCTTGGCAGATTGAGAAGGGCTTTGACAGCTCTGCTGCGCAGATAGCCTATGACAAAGCTCTGAGTGCAGCCACAGGCAAAGAACTGCCCGCACGCACACTCAGCTTGAGTACAGTACAGTACCCATATATATCAGCCAATAACCTGCCCTTCACTGGCTACGGACTGCCCTGATGCCAGTTAAACACCAACTAAAGAGCATGCCTGCCCCTACGGGCGGCTTGAATGCACGCGACGGTGTGGTGGACATGCCTGCAACCGATGCAGTAGAGCTTAATAATTGGCTACCGGACACTGGCGGGGTGCGGTGCCGCAAGGGCTACGCTGAGTGGGCTATTAACTTCCCAGGCAATGCGGCAGTGTCTACTATCATGCCGTACTTTCCTCCAGGAACTACATTCCCAAGCGGTTCGTTTCTTAGCTCACCAACCGTAATGCCTGGACAGCTATTTGCAGCTACAGACACTGCAATCTATGATATTTCCACTAAGACGAATGCCCCTGCTGTGTCTGTGGCCTTGGGTAGTGTGTCCTTAGATGGATGGTTTAGCCACGCAATGGTGTCAAACTCAGGTGGCAATTTCTTGCTCGCCTGTAGCGAGACCCGTGGCTACTACACCTACGACGGTACCAACTGGCTGCGGCGGGTGGCGGGCGCTGCTGCGGGGGAGATTAACGGTGTAAACCCGAACAACCTAGTGCATGTGAATATTTGGAAGCGCCGCGCATGGTTTGTGGAGCGTGACACTACTAAAGTGTGGTACCTGCCCGTGGATGCTATTACGGGCACTGTGGCTGCGCTTGACCTCGGCCCTCTATTTAAGCGGGGCGGGCACCTGTCCTTCACTACAAGTTGGACTATTGACGCAGGTGAGGGCATTGATGATTTCTTTGTAGCTGTGTCCTCCAACGGCGAGGTGGCTATCTACAAGGGCAGCGACCCATCCAGCGCCACCACATTCGCTCTGCAGGGAGTGTGGTACATTGGTCAAATACCCATAGGTAGGCGCGGATATACGCCCTACGGGGGCGATCTGCTTATTGTTAGTACAGATGGCATCGTGCCCCTGTCCGAAGTCACCCGTGGCGGTAGTGGTTTATTGACTGCATCTAACCGCGAATACTCTAGCAAGATAAGCATGCTCGTAGGTGAGGCGCTACGTAACTCATTCACTGTGCGGGGCTGGCAGTTGACTGTAGCCCCTGCTGATAGGTTGATGCTTTGCAATATTCCAGACTACAGCATATACACCGACCGACAATTTGCACTGTCAACAATAGTTAATCAGTGGTGTACATTGTCAAATATACCTGTGCGCTGCTACGGCTCTACAGGCAGCTACACATTCAGCGGCACCTCCACAGGTAAGGTCTATCTCCTTTTTAAGGATTTTTTAGACAATGTGAACTTTGCAGGCTCTTCTGGGGATTTAATTGTTGGTAAGATAGTGCCTGCGTACAGTAGCTTTGACCAGCCCGCACAGGTTAAGCAGTTCACCATGCTGCGCCCTGTGTTTGTCAGTGTCAAGGGAGTAGGGGTTAGTTCAGACGTCCGCGTAGACTATGCAGAGCTATCCTACTCACAACTAATACCAACACCGCCCCCCGTTACAGGAAGTCTATGGGATACGGCTCTGTGGGACACGGCCTTGTGGACCGCAGACAGTCGCGTAACTTACGCCGATTGGGTGAGTGTGAATGCTATAGGGGTAGCTGGTGCTGCCGAGCTTATTACGTCCAGTATTGCAGATGCTACATTGTCTCGTATAGACTATGTGTATCTTCCGGGCGGACCACTGTAAATAATGCTTGCCAGCGCGTGTTAGGCCACATACAATGCGGGTAATCGGCTGTAAGTCTACCGAGCTTGAAAGATTTAAGTCTAAGCTCGAGCCCCATATAGCCACTAGCCTCACCCCAATGACGTGGGAT